TTCAGTCCCTGGCTCCGTAAGGATAAAGTCACAGACCTCGAAATCATTAAACAATACTATGGTTATAGTAACGAAAAGGCATCTAATGCCCTGAAAATATTAACCCCTGAACAAATAAAATTTATTAAACAACGACTTGATACTGGAGGAATGAAATGACTACCACGGTAGAACCAGAAGTAAAATGGTCGCAAGACCAAATGGTAGAGATACTTCTAAATGAACCTGATGATTTCTTAAAGGTAAGAGAAACTCTCACAAGAATTGGTGTAGCATCAAGAAAAGAAAAGAAATTATATCAGAGTTGCCATATTCTGCATAAGCAAGGAAGATATTTTATTGTTCATTTTAAAGAATTATTTGCACTTGATGGGAAACACGCTAACCTTACTGCTAATGACGTTCAGCGTCGGAACCGCATTACTCGCCTCCTTTCTGATTGGGGACTTATATCTGTCGTAAAGGCAGAGTCAGTTGCTGATATTGCTCCACTTAATCAGATTAAGGTTCTTTCCTATAAAGATAAGGGAGAATGGATTTTAGAACAGAAGTATAATATAGGTAAGAAGGGAAAGACGCAGGAAACCGAATAAAAAAATACGGGATTCAACATCCCGTTTTTTTGTGTTTGTTGTATAATTAGTTATGTCGCCGTAAGGGACACAATTAACCACTCGCTTATTAAGGAGTAAAACCATGAACACACTAGCAAGATACCATGCTGCAAATCTTCCAGATCTTTTCGATAAGATTACCAAGAACAGCATAGGGATGGACGATTATCTGAATACTTTCTTTAATTCAGATTTCCCACAATCAAATTATCCACCATATAATTTGGTACAATTAAATAATCATGAATCAAAACTCGAAATCGCACTTGCGGGGTTTAAGAAAGATGACCTACAAGTCTATACAGAGTTTGGAAAACTACATGTCAAGGGCAAGAAAGAAGAATCAGGAGTTGATGGAAAATTTGTCCATCAAGGATTGGCCCAACGAAGTTTTGAACGAGTCTGGACGGTCTCTGACGATACGAAGGTTGGATCCGTCAAGTTTGAAGATGGACTCCTCACTGTGGAGTTAAACAAAATAGTTCCAGAACATCATTCTCGTAAAAATTACTTAGGAGGTGCATCATGAAACTCACATCACCTTTCAGCGTAATTAAAAACGCTATCAGCGACATTAAAAGAGTTCCTAAAGAATCATTCTGGGAAAAGGAATGTCGATTGCATCCGACTAATCAGCATTGTTTAGTTTATTGTTCTTAAAATATTAAGGAGGTCTTTACAGACCTCCTTTTTATTGCTATGATACTTGAAGGATATTCTATGATATGAACGATTTTGAACCCCTTGATTTTAAGAAAGAAGGTATTGTGTTGGATTATAAAACTGCTGGTGTTGATATAGATGCTGGTAATGAGTTTGTAGATAAAATTAAGCCACATGTAAAATCCACCCTTAGGCCAGAGGTCTTGGGTGGATTTGGTGGTTTCAATGGTATGATAAGAATACCTTCTGGATATGAGAAACCTATTTTAGTATCTGGTACAGATGGTGTAGGGACTAAAAGTAAATTAGCGACATTGTTTGGTAGAGATTATGATATTGGTATAGACCTTGTTGCAATGTGTGTGAATGATGTAATCACATGTGGAGCAGAACCATTATACTTCCTTGATTATATTTCATGTCCCAAAGTAAAAGATAATAAGAGAATAACAGAATTGGTTGCAGGAATTGCTGATGGATGTCGTCAAGCAGGATGTGCTTTACTTGGTGGAGAAACAGCAGAGCATCCACAAGATTTAGCAGTTACTACTGAATATGATATTGCTGGATTCTGTACGGGTGTTGTTGAGGAAAGTGAGATTGTTGATGGTAGAATTATAAACAGGGGTGATAAGATTATTGGTATAGAAAGTAATGGGGTTCATGCTAATGGATTTAGTTTGATTCGTTATCTTACTTTCCGTCATCATATAAAGGTAGCGGAACATCCAGAATTACTTAATCCAACTAAAATTTATGCACCTTTAGTTAAAGATTTGGTAAATGAATTTCCTATTCTTGGAATGGCACATATAACTGGAGGAGGTATTCCAGAAAATCTTCCAAGATGTTTACCTCAAGGACTTAAAGCTCATGTTGATTATAATGCATGGCCATTGCCAGAAATTTTTAGTACTATTATGCTTAAAGGTAATGTTCCAGAGGAGGAAATGAAAAGAGTCTTTAATCTTGGTATTGGGTATTGTGTGATAGTTCCTCCTGAAGTTGAGACTGATGTTCAGTTGAGGATAGAAGGACATGGATTAAAGTCATGGACAATAGGAGAAGTTGTGGTATAATTATTAGAGACAAAACTTTATTATGAGTGAAGAGTTTACTCGAATTGCTTCAGCACTTGAAAGAATTGCTGATTCCCTTGAGAAAAAGTGGCACATTGATATTGATCATGGTCACATTGAAAGGATAGATAACATAGAACACGGTGATATAGATACTCACCATCATTCATTCTAACCATGCCACAACAAACACTTAAGTTCACAATTCGGCAAGATGGTTACGTAACTGAAGAAGTCACGGGAACCACATCACATGAGTGTCTAGAACTCACTAAAGAAATAGATAATAAACTTGGCGATTTAGAAACTCGTCAATTTAAACCAGAATTTTATTCAAACAATGTCTCACTTCTCCGCAATCAGAACAAAACTCAGGAACAAACCACAACTACAGGAGGCACTGGAGATACTTCAGTATGATGTAAAGGAAGATCAGGAACTTAAAGTAACTGGTAATCATGGTATTGGTCATGAAACTGTTGAGGCAGAACTTGCTATTGGAAGTGATGTTGGTTTTAGAATGAATCCCATGACAGGTGAATATGAATTGGTTGCAGATCTCGAAACATGGAATCAACCTATCCCAGTAGAAAGATTTCTTGATAAAGTAAATCAACAGTATGCTCGAATGACAATTCATAATACTGTTAAAGAGATGGGATTCCAAGTAGAAGAAGAGTGGGAAATGGAAGATAATTCCATAGAATTAACTGTTACACGATGGATTTAACTAATGGCAATTAAATTATTACTTTTAAAATCTGGAGAGGACATCATTGCTGATGTTAAAGAGATGGTAGTTGGTGAAGAAGAATCTAGAAGGGTTGTGGGGTATTACCTTAATCGACCTTCTGTGGTAAAATTATTCAAAAACCAAGAAGATGATGTTACTAAGGGTATGCAAATTTCTATGTATGCCTGGATGCCTTTATCAAAAGAACAAACCATACCTGTTATTGCTGATTGGGTAGTTACTATGGTTGACCCTGTTGATAATCTTATAAAACTATACAAAGAGGAAATTGTAAATTATGGAAAAGCAAATAAAGGTGATAGCACTGATGAATCACCATCTACTGATAGCGGAGATTGATGAAGTCGCTGCTGTTGATATTGGTCAACCTGATTGTAAATTAACATCTCCCTTTGTTATTAACACAGAAACTGGTCAGACAGTACTTGAACCATTTTTAAATAATGTGACAAAGGATAGTGCATTTATGATGGGATCTGATAAGATATTAACTATTGCAGAACCAACGCCCACTCTACTTGAAAAATATCAAGACCTTACTAAAGAATGAAATTCTACACCAATGTCCAACTAATCGGGAACCAGTTTTTGGTTCGTGGAGTTGAGAATGGTAGAAGGTATGAACATCGTGATGAGTTCTTTCCGACTCTATTTGTCAAATCTAAAAAGAATCTTAAGACTAAATATAAAACGTTGAGTGGAGAAGCAGTTGAAGCAATTAATCCAGGCACAGTTAGGGAATGTCGTGACTTCTATAAAAGGTATGAAGATGTTGAGGGATTTGAAATATATGGGAATGACAGGTATATTTACCAATATATTTCAGAGAAATACCCAGATGATGAAATCAAGTTTGACATATCTCAGATTAAACTTGTTACTTTGGATATTGAAGTTGCGTCTGAGCAAGGTTTCCCTGATGTTGAATCGTGCTCAGAAGAGATTCTGGCAATCACAATCCAAGACTATACTACTAAGCAGATCGTTACTTGGGGAAGTAAACCCTTTCAGAATAATAGGAAGGATGTAACCTATCATCATTGCCCCACTGAATATGAATTACTCACATCGTTCATAAATTATTGGATGCAAGATGTTCCAGATGTTATTACTGGGTGGAACATTCAGTTGTATGATATACCTTATATTTGTAAACGTCTTGATAGAATACTTGGTGAAAAATTAATGAAGCGGATGTCTCCGTGGGGACTTTGTAGTGAAAGTGAAGTTCATATTATGGGACGTAAACATACCGTCTTTGATGTTGGTGGTGTTTGTCAATTAGATTATCTTGACTTATACAAGAAGTTTACCTATAAGGCACAGGAGTCTTATAGGTTGGATTATATTGCTAAGGTGGAACTTGGTCAGCAGAAGTTAGACCACTCTGAGTTTGATACCTTTAAGGATTTTTACACAAAGGGTTGGCAAAAGTTTATTGAGTATAATATAATTGACGTTGAACTTGTTGACCGTCTTGAAGGTAAGATGAAGCTTATTGAGCTTGCTCTTACTATGGCATATGAGGCTAAGGTTAATTATAACGATGTGTTCTATCAAGTGCGGATGTGGGACACTATCATTTATAATTATTTAAAGAAGAGGAACATAGTAATTCCTCCCAAGAATAGATCAGCAAAGAACGAAAAGTATGCAGGTGCTTATGTCAAGGAACCGAAACCAGGAAAGTATGATTGGGTTGTGTCTTTTGACCTCAATAGTCTGTATCCTCATCTTATTATGCAGTACAACATCTCCCCAGAAACCTTACGGGAGACTCGACATGCCAGCTCGAATGTTGAGAGGATTCTAAATCAAGAGGTAACAGATTTTAATCCTGAGTATGCAACATGTGCCAATGGAGCACAGTATAGGAAAGATGTGCGTGGATTCCTACCAGAGTTGATGGATAAGATGTATGGTGATAGAGTGGTGTTTAAGAAGAAGATGCTTCAAGCAAAACAAGAGTATGAAAAGAATCCATCCAACGCACTTACCAAAGAGATTGCTCGGTGTAACAATATCCAAATGGC